ATGGCAATGGGCAGAGGAAAACATCGTCTTTGGGCCGCGTCAGCCGACCGCCCGTCAAGGCAAGTACAAGTCAGACTTCACGCCTTTCGTGCGGCCTATCCTTGACCTTCTGACGCATGGCCGGAAGCCCATCGTGGTGTGGAAGTCGCCCGCGCAGGTCAGCAAGACGACCACCGGATTCGTCTGGAAAATGTACTGCATCAAGAATCGCCCTGGCCCAATGCTTGTGGTGTTGTCCACAAAGGACATTGCGGAGGATACAGCGGAAGAGCGGTTTATTCCCATGATCGAGGATTCGCCCGCGCTCTTGGCGGAAGTGAGTAAGACGGACAAGTACCCGCTTCGCAAGGACAAGCAGAAGTTTGTCCACATGTCGATTGACTGGATCGGGCCGAACAGCGTTGCCGACGCTACAAGCCGCCCCAAAAAATACGTCATGCTGGACGAGATTAACAAGTACAAAGAGAGCTTGAAGGATGAAGGCGCATTGATTGAGATGCTACTCAACCGAATGACCACATTTCCGGGTTCGATGGCGTTGATGTCGTCTTCCGAGAACATGCGCTGGAAGGACACAAGCGCGGAATGCCCGCCTTCCCAATACCGCTTGACCATGACCCAGAAGTGATCCTTCTGCACGTCTATGGAGCAGACGAGAATGGTGCTGGCGTCTCCCACTACGGCCTTTACGGCTGGCAGGTCCACGGGGTCATGGCCTGTAGCGTAGTCTAGCTCACGGGCGGCTAGTTGGGTGTCGGCTACGGCAACGCGCTTTTCCACAAAATCCTCGCCAAGCCATTCGTTGACGAAGTTTTGCAACGCGGAAGGGTCGTCTTTCACGGATAGAAATTTCACCACGAAGTCAGGCCAGGGGCGAAGGCACAACCACGCGACTGACTGCGAAATCATCGCGGACGTGGTGGCTCGAATCGCGCAGGTTAATCAGCCGAAACTTCAAGCTGTTAAGTAACACTTAACCGCTCGTTTGGTTGAACTCGCGGCCTAGTGCATGGCCGACCTAGCGAAGATGCAGGAAATCGTAGAACAGATCGACGCCGCGATTTTGGCAATCGTGAGCGGTGGAGCCATTGCGAATTACTCTATCGCGAATCGTTCAATCGGAAAGTACAGCTTACGCGAGCTGTACGACATGCGCGAAAAGTACCAAGGCAAGATCGACGCGGCCATGCACGGGAACGGAATCACCTACGCCCATATGGGAGATTGACCATGGGCCTAGTCACCCGCCTGTTTGAATGGTTCGGAAGCGCATACGACGGCGCGAACCAATCAAGCGACCGCCAATCCTTCGCCTATCGCAAGTCCCGCCCGGTTGACGAAGACCGGAACGTGGGCGCGTGGGGTCGTGACCGCTTGCGCTTGGAATGCCGGAACGTGTTCCGGAATGACCCCATCGCATCCGGCCTTGTGGTGCGGGTTGCGGATCTCGTGGTCGGGCCGAACGGGTTGACGCCGCAAGCCAAGACCTCCAGCCGCGAATGGAACACGCAAGCGGAGAACTACTTTGCCGAAATCGGCAAGGTAATGGACTACCGCCGCCGCGTAAATTGGCAGCAGATGCAGCGGCAAGACCTGATCGCCCTATTTACTGACGGCGAAACCGGCGCAATCTTTACAGACTCCGGCCAGTTGCAACAGATTGAAGCGGAACGGATTAAGACGCCGCAGGACTTGGTATCCGACAAGCGAATCCTAGACGGGGTGAAGTTGTCGAATGAGGGCATTCCTCTTGGCTTCTACGTCTCTGCCCGTAACGAACACGGCTACGCGGACGGCATCAAAACCGAGTTTGTGGACGCCGCAGACTTCGTGCATTTCTACGACCCACTCCGCATTGACCAAGTGCGCGGCGTTCCCATGCTGGCATCATGCCTGAATGACCTGCGCGACCTGCATGACCTGCAAACGTCCGTTCTGGCAAAGGCGCGGATCGACTCCCGCAACGCATGGGCAATCAAGACGGCGGAAGGTGCGGCACGGGCAAGCAACCTCGGGCCGCTTCGCGCCGGAAACGCCAAGGACAAGCCATCCGACGAACAGGCTTTCGAGCGGTTTGATGGGCATCGGAATTACTACCTCCGACCTGGCGAAGACGTGCAAAGCCTTGCGAGCAACACGCCAAACCCGCAGTACATGGACTTTTGCCGCATGTACGCGCAGAAAATCGGCGCGGCGGTTGGCATTCCGTATCAGATGCTCCTGCTTGACTTCATCGGCTCAAATTTCGCCGTGTCCCGCTTTGCCTTGATGATCACCTACCAACGCCTTGAAGCGTTGCAAAATCTCATCATCCGTAAGTCCCAGCGCGTCTGGAATTGGCGCATCGCGAAGGCCATCAAGGACGGCGACCTGCCACCCGCACCATTGGACGCCCGTGGTTTCTCGGAATGGTACAAGGTCGAATGGAGCCGCCCGCGTCACGAATGGATTGACCCGCAAGCGCAGATTGCCGCTGAGCGCGAGGCCGTCCAGCTTGGCGTTGAGACGTGGGGAAGCATCATCAAAAAGCGTGGCCGGGACGCTGAAGAAGCCTTCCGCGAAAAGGCCGCAGAGCTTGCCTTGCTGAAACAGATCGGCGCAGAATTTGGCGTTGAGCCGCGAGACATTGCCGACACCGCGAGCAACCCGCAACGGGTAATCGACAACAAGCCAATCGAACCGGCGAAGGAATGACCATGCGACTAGACCGAATTTCATCCATGCTTTCGTGTGAGCCGATGCTCATGCACCCGCTTCGTTTGGCCGCGCTTTCCGAGCGCGTGAATAACTTTAAGGCTGGGGCGTATGATGACATTGAAAAGGCCGTTGATGCCCGCGTCTCTCGCCCAGAATTGCAGGTTATTGGCAATGTAGCCATCGCTCAAATCCGAGGCGTCATGGTTGAGGGCGCGGATGCAATCGACCGCTATTTTGGATTCTATGACATGGCCGATTTCCGGCGCATGATGATGGAATCCGAATCGAATCCAGACGTGGACGCAGTTGTTGTGTCCGTGGACTCGCCAGGAGGAAGTGTCATCGGCGTTGAGGAATCTGGCGACATCATCAAGCGCGTCGCTGCAAAGAAGCCAGTAATCACTCACACCCAAACGATTGCGGCTAGTGGCGGGCAATGGATTACAGCAAGCGGCACGTTCGCCTATACAACCGCGTCTGCAATCGTCGGTTCCATTGGCGTGTATATGGCAATCCTCGATTACTCAGGTTACTACCAAAAAGAAGGAGTCAAGGTTGATCTTATCAAATCCGACAATTCTCCATTCAAGGCCGCTGGCTTCCCCGGCACTAGCCTTACCGATGACCAACGAAAGCAAATGCAGTCCGAAGTCAACCACATCAAAAGCAAGTTTGATGCACACATCAAATCCATGCGACCCGGAATCTCGGAAGACGTTCTTCGCGGGCAAACCTTCACCGGAGATCAGGCCGTGAGTATTGGGCTTTACGACGCAGTTTCCGACCTCAAAACCGCAATAAAAGACGCCGCTCGTTTAGCGAACGGTTGAACAAAGGGCCATAGTCATGAACGAACCAATTACGCCAGTGCAGGAACTTGTCTCCCTTCGTGGAGAAGTCACCGAACTACGAGCCAAAGCTGAAAAGGCAGAAGCCGACAAAGAAAAGGCGGAAGCCGACAAGCTGACCGCTGAAAAGCTCATGGGCGAGGCTGATGCCCGCGCCGTGGAACTGTCCGCCAAGCTGACCGCCGCGAATGGTTTGATTGAAACCGGCAATGCCGCGCTTGCGGGCCTGACCTCGAAACTCGCCACAGCCGAAACCGCCAAGGCCGAAGCCGAAAAGGCCCACGCCAAACTTGCCGCCGAAGTCGCCCGCAATCCAGCTTTCGCGGATGCGAGCGCGGGCCGCAAGCCGGTTGCGGAGCCCGTGGAAGGCGCATCCGCCGACCTCTGGGCCGAATACAACGCTCTCACTCACCCCGTCGCCCGTGCCGAATTCTGGGCAAAGCATGGCGACGAACTCCGAAACCTTGCCCGTAAAAAGAACCGATAAGGATCACACACCATGTCTAACACCTGGGGCGGAACCGACGACACCCTCATTGCTCAAGCTGGCTTTGCCTCGTTCAAGGCCGCGCTTGCTCCATTCCGTGCTTTCTCCACTAACTTCAGTGCGGAAGCCGCGAACAAATCCACCGCTGTCACCACGCGAATCATCACCGGCATGAGCGCGGGATCGTTCTCCGGTGACTACGAAACCGGCGACACCACCACCACGGCCATCAGCATTTCGCTGTCCAACCATGCGTTCCGATCCTTCCACATGACCGACGTGGAGGACAACAAGTCCAGCGTGTCCGGCTCGACCATGGAAATGCAAGCCAAGGAAGCCGCGTTCGCGGTGGCCAAGAAGATTTTCCAGGACACCCTGTCCGTTGTCACCAACGCGAACTACTCGACCGCCGCCTTTGTTGGCGCGGCTTCGGGCTTCGACGCGGATGATGTGATCGACATTGCCGACGTGCTGGACGATGCCGACGCGAGCAACGAAAACCGCAGCCTGATCCTGTCCAACGCCTATTACACGCAGCTCCGCAAGGATGCCAGCGTCAAGGGCCGCGACGGTGTGGTTGGTTCGGATGCGTTCAACTCCGGCATCTTGCCTGATGTGGCCGGATTCACGGGGTACCGTTCCAACGCCATTCCCAGCAACTCGG